AACCTTTTTTCGTGCAACATGGCAATTCTATTTCTACTTCTATTTTTTCGGTTGTTGTTACTGTTTTAACAACGGGGACTTTTATTTGTGTCATTGGATGAGTTTTAAGGATTAAAATAAATTGATTCGTAGGTTTTTTGGTAGGCTGAATTTAAACGCTTTCAGGTCGTTGTAAGCGTGGAGCAAGTTCACCCAAAGTTTAAACCGTTCAGCCGTTGAAATGATAGATTTTTTTGCCGTCTCGATGGCTTTTTTTGCCGTCATTATGTGCGATTCTAGGCGTGACGACTTTAGGAATGCGGCGGCAAATTCCTTCGCTTTTTTTGCTTTGGCTTTAAGTTCTTGCCCTATTCGGAAAATAGTTAGAGCGGCTTTGGTCTTAAACACTTTCACGGATTTTTCCCCGTTGGTATTTTCGGAGGTAGCGCCTTTACGGCGTGAGATTAGGTTCACAAATCCCACCGTTTTAAGTACGATTTTTGGAGTATTTCGGTTCATGGTATTGAGTTTAAAGATTATTTTTTTACGTCCAATTTCCCCTCTTTTATATCGAAACGGAGGTCTATACATAAATTAATTGAATCACAAATACTTTCAGTTTCGGTTATTGCATCATCATCATTCATTTTGCTGATATATTCCTGTCTGAAATTATCAAAGGTTTTTTCGGCTATACGTAAAGCCCGAAGGATTAAATTTATTTCGTCCTGTGTGAGTTCTAAGGTTCTTTTTTGCATGATTTTTTTTTGTTGGTTAATACGGCCTTGCGGCCGTTTCGGCTATAAAAGCCTCATCAGTTAACCTAGAAAAATATGGCCGTCAACTAATGTTCCGTCCCATGCATCGAATACGGATTCGACTAACTCAATATCATAGCTATCTTCATCTGCGCTATCCCCACCAAATACGCAACCATCGCCGTATGAGCCTATTGGTAATATTCCATAATACCCGCCCATGAATGGAAATACTTGGTATTGCGACTTGTCTACTGTTGTTGTTGTCTGTGTCATGATTTTTAATTTGTGGTTATTAATTATGAGACAAATATAATAGCACCTACACTACTTTACCAAATTTATTTTAAACTATTTTTGAAAATAAATCGTTAAGGCGGGGAATAGGGTTAGTACACTAGTTATGTACATTAGTGGACCACTTCGAAAAAAATAAATAAAAAAAGTTTGAACAAAATTAGGAATTGTAAAAAGTAGGCGTATATTTGCCCTATAAATAACCACAAAATGAAAAAAACAGCAATATTTACAAAAGAAAATAACGCCAAAATTAAGGCACTTAAAAAAATCCCTGAAACTAAATGGGATGGAACGGTTATACACCCCAATTTAGACGCGGCATTAGTAGCGATAAATTTGGATGCAAAGAATTCGGGATTGCATAAACCTTGCGCAATTATAATAAGTGGGCTTAAGGGGTATTATATGTTAAATCATGACGGTTCAATATTTTGCGAGGCAAGGGTAATAAAAGACGGTCTTAAATTCAGGATTGAGTATATGTCAATGCATGGGTGGAATGAATTTGAACAACTTTATGAGCAGATTTTGAGCGAATAAATAAACATCCCTGTAAATAACTTTACCCGCGAAAATTTGGAAATCGGCAAAAAATCACTGTAACTTCGTAAAAATAACAAACCAATATGATACAAGAAAAACAACAATTACCGCCAGTAATTCACCACAACGGCAACGCTTACCGATCAATCGGAGTGCGATTAACTAAGAATGTGCCAACGGAAATACCACAACCTTTTTCAGGGACGGCGATATGGTATATAGATAGACCGATAGAATCTTTTATCAAACTGAAAAAAGATAGATGGGTAGTTTGTAGAGCCGAAGAAAACTTAAGATTAGCACATTAAACTAACTAAAATCAATCCGATATGGGCGGCAACAATACCCTGCTAGTTCTTTCCTTTATGTTTGTTTTATACAAATGGCAGTCCGCGGTCAGCAATGGCCGCAACAATTCAGGGGTGTAGTATAACGATTATATGACAGATGCGAGTCATGATGGAGGTTCGATGCTTTCCACCCCGCAACCCTTACAAAAGGGGCTTAAAGGTTTATTGAAGCGGTTCGGGAATTGGCTATCTGGTTTGCGTACCTCTAGCTGGATAGAGAGTGTGAGTATGCTACTCGTTTGATCAACGAATTCTCACAAAGTACAATCAAAGTGCGATGCGACAATAAATATGCCCCGCCGAATGCGAAACGGTAAACGGCATTACCTAGGCTGACATACCCAAATGTATGTCAACATTGCGGGCTAGAGAAACGGTATCTCGGTGGTCTCATAAGCCACAGTTCTAAGTTCGACTCTTAGGATCCGCAACAAATTCGGTTCAAATCCGATCGTTGACAGAGATTATGGTAAATTCCTTCGCCCGAAGGATAGCAAAGGATGTCTAAATCAGGGTTCAAAATTATTTGAGCCCTTTTTTATTTCAAATCAAATTAACTTTGTCAAATCAAAATCAAATGAAATGGACAAAAGAGGCAGACCGATAACATGGACGGACGAAAAGAAACAGACCGCAATAACCATTATTTTAGAGCAAATTGGAGAAGGCAAAAGCGTTCGGGCTATACTAGATCATGCAGACCGAGAAGTACTGCCTTCATGGCCAACTTTTAACGAATGGATGAAAGAAGACGAGACTTTAGTTAAGCAATACGCGCGGGTCTGCGAAATGAGAGCAGATAAAATATTTGACGAAATCCTGACTATTGCGGATGATGGGAGTAATGATACCTACACAGACGATGAAGGGAATACATACACAAATCACGATGTTATAGCAAGATCAAGACTAAGGGTAGATGCAAGGAAATGGGCACTTTCAAAGATGAACCCTAAGAAGTACGGGGATAAGACTATTTTAGCGGGGGACGAAGAGAATCCGTTAATTATTAAGCAACCAATTTTTAAATAATAAATATGAGTACAAAAACCTTGCACTACGCCAAATTAGGGGATGAAAACGACATTCCCCGCTATGTATGTGACACGATGAATACATTGCAAAAAACAGTCGTAAAACTATTGTCTGAAAGGGGGAAAAGGAGCGACATAGTATATCTGTTTTCGGTTAATTCAGAGGTCTATGTAAGTTCAGATAGTTTTTTAATAATTTCTTTATTAAAGGAATTGTATAGCAATACAAGTGCATCGGATGTATTTTTACAAGAATATGAATCTTATGAAGAGGCTTATGATGTGGCGTTATCCATGAAAGAAGTAACACCTAATTGTTACAAAGAAGAACCGCAATTTATACAGATCAAGGATCGTATTAGCCTAAAATTCCAAAATTAATCCCTAAATATGGTCATCGAAGTAAAAAACTGTAAATATTGTCCTTTCAGCAATTATGACACTGAATATGGGCGGAACATTTGCAATCTAGCGGAAACAATAGGGAGTGATATAGACTATGGTGACTATAGACAACAATTACCACACGATAAACGGCACAAAAATTGCCCACTAACCGAACAACTTACAATTGTAGTAGATTTGTCGGAATAATATGCCCGAAATACAGCCACAAATCGAAGTATCTGATCAGTTTAAGGACCTCTACTCAATTCCACCAGATACAACTTTAGTACTAGCGTTAGGCGGTCGTGGTGGAATGAAAACGTATGAGGTTAGCAAGTTCGCGGCCTATGCTTGTACGTTAGGAGGCAAACGTATTCAGATATTGCGGGACGAGGAAACACGAATAAAAGATTCGATTTTAAGCGAAATTCTAACCCATTACGATAAGGCTAATATAAGTAGTGGCGGGTATCTTGATAGGTACTATAATAGGTTAGAAAATGGCATTAAAGTGAGGTCTAATGGTGATAGTGTTTTGTTCACTAAAGGATTTAGGCAATCATCATTGGAGAAGTCAGCGGGGATGAAAGGGGTTGCGAATGTTGACGTGGCTATCATTGAGGAGGGCGAAGATGTGAGGGATAAGTTTCTTTTCAATTCGTATAAGGATTCATTAAGAAAGGCCAACGAACTAGGACAACTTACCAACTATGTGATATTCATCATGAACCCGCCCGATGTGAACCACTTTATTGTACGGGATTATTACGACCTCATACCCGTTCAGGCAACGGACCACCCCGAATGTGTACCGAAGGATGTGGACGGGTATTTTAAATTACAACCGAAGAATATTAAAGGGGTAAAATACTTCTTCACCACTTACAAGGACAACCCATACTTACCATCGGTCACCGTTGAGTCATATCAAAACTATGGCAAATCCGTTATTGATGGCAAGCCGAATGCGTTATACGATCCTCACTACTACCTAAATCAGATTTGCGGGTATTGCACCACAGGAAGAAAAGGGCAGTATTTCAAACGTTATTCAATGATTAGCAATGAAGAGTATAATGCATTGCCATTTACAGAGGTGTATGGTTTGGACTTCGGTACTCGTTCCCCTGCTGGTTTGATAAGCGTTAAGGCTCACAGAGATAACATTTACGTGAAAGAATTGAATTACGAAGGCTTACCCGTGAAACAGTTAGGGGTGTTGATGGATCGGCTAGGCTTAACGGCTGAATCCTTGATCGTTGCGGATTGTGCCGAACCCGATACGATTAAAACTTTGCGTTACGGTCAGGCTCATACAATGAGCGGTGAAGAAATACAACGGCACATGGTTTGTGCTTATGGTTTTGCGAACATTAGGGAAAGCCCCGATAAACGAATCGAAGCGGGAATCAGTCGGCTATTAGGTATGAATATTCACGTAGTTAGCGGCTCTGATAACTTGGTTATGGAGTTCGCTAATTATTGTGAAGCCGTTGACCGTAACGGATTAGGAACGGGAAAACCTATTGACGCTTATAACCATCTTATCGACCCATTGCGCTATGTTAGCGCAGTAATCGGGAAATGGTTTTAAATTTGTGGGATAAACAACAATAACAACACCATGACCGAGCAACAACAACTACAATTGAATGAATTAACATCAAAATACCATGAATTGAGAAAGTTCATGGATGAACACCCATTGAAAGTATTTGAGGTTGTATGTAAAAAGAAAGAGGAGTTAAGCCGTGAGGAATTCGACCAATGGTATTTGATTACGTACAAACAATTACATAAAGATTTGATACAGAATTTAAACGAGATTATTAAAGTACAGAACGCGATATTCTCCCTAAATGGATTAGTCTAAAAATAATTTTCCCAAATTAAAATATAAACACTTTACATTTGTAGCGTATTTCTTCATCGCCTTTGCGTGTAAACTACCGTCGGAATGACAGGCAGGAACGTAAAGGTCAAAAAATAAGGATGTTTGAATTAAGTTTAAGGGTGGACGGATTACCAAAGATTCGCAACCCATTTAAAAAGGATGTAAGTAAGATCGGACTACCGATGGACAAGCAAGGCATTGACCTTGAAAATTTTACATTCACCACCACAACGAACGGTGTAGTCCAATTCTTTAGCGGTAAGGATAAGACAGGAACGGAGTACTTTAAAACGTGCCCTCCGTTAGGGCTTATTATGTTCCGTAAATCGGTAGCCTATGCACAAGGGAAGTTCAGCGTATATAAAAAGAACGCCAAAGGAGAAGAGGAAGAAGTTGAGAACGGTGCGGCTAATTTATGGAAGCAATACCATGAAATTAACCCATTACAGACAGGCGACCAATTCCGTTCAGCGTTGAAGGGGATCGTTGAGGTGTATGGGTATTGTTGTGTGCTGAAAGTTGTTCCTGATGGGTTTGAAGGGGTTAGGAATGCTCGTGGTCAATATTGGATATTACCGCCCGACTTCACGACCGTATCTTGGAATAAAAAGTATTTAGGAGTAGGGGATATAACGGAGTGCATTGACAAGATTGAGTTTTGTGGGGATGGGAATACAAAAGTGCCTATTCCTTTGGATGATGTGTATGTTTATACTGATTTAACCTTTAGCGTTGGTTCACAAGTTATCCCGCAAAGTAGGTTGTTTGGTATTCGTGATGTGTTGAATAATATCATCGTGAATTATGAGAGTAAGGGGGTGTTATTGGCTAATCGTGGGGCTCAAGGTATTTTCACCGATGCGAGCAAAGATGGTACAGGTACTACTCCATTAGGGAGTAAGGGTATTTTGGAATTACAAAATCAATTAGGTCGGTATGGGTTGAGTAAAAATCAATACAAGTACATAATAACCAACGCTCAACTACGATTCGAGAAAATAACCGATTCCCCTAAAGACCTCATGTTGAGTGAGTTCTTGAAGGAGGATATTGAGATGTTGTGTATTGCAATGGGGTATAAATACGCCCTATTGTTCGATTCCGATAGTAGCACATTCAACAACCAAAACCAATATCGAAAGTCATTATACACGGACGTTTTAATCCCCGAATCACTCAATTTCGATAGGCAGTTTAATGAAATGCTAGGTTTGAAGGCGGGCGAAATGTACTGGAAAACTGAATGGGATCACTTATTGGTGTTAATGGATGACCGTAAGCAGGAAGCCGACATTAAGAAAGTTGAGGTGGAGAATGCGTTGAGTATGTTCAAGAATTGCGCTATTTCATATGGCCGTATGTTGGCCATGTTAGGCGAGAAAGAAGGCGTGAAAGGGTGGGAAAATAAATTTTGGATTGAGTTGGATGAAACGGAAAGGGCAATATTCGAAGGTCAAAAGGCTGTTAACCAAAATCAAGGAGGTAAGGCGTGAGTTTGAAATTACACCCATTGAGTAAGCAGCATAATTTTATCTTCCCACAAGATAGGATTTACTCGTTTACATTTCCAAAGGGAGGTAAATTCGTTACGGATGATAGTTTAGAGACTACAATCACGGGTATTGTTGATAGTACATACATAGTAACGGCGTTGGGATATACGCCCGAAGATCAAAATAACCGTGCTATCACCATGACAGGCAATGAAGGCACGGACGATGTGTATTTAAGCGCAAAAGCGGTTTACGATTGGGGTACAGGTACATTTTTGAGAAGTGACACTCCATCAATATCTAGTTCGTTGACGTTAAGTTATGCAACGGCTTCGAGAATAGCGATCATTGACGCTTCAAAGAATTTAATTTCAGCCGATACCGCTACATACCCTTCGTTAACCGAATTATCCTATGTTAAGGGTGTAACGAGTGCAATTCAGACGCAAATAAGCGGGAAACAGGCATCACACGCTAATTTGACCTCATTGGCGGGGTTAAGCTATTCGGCTAGGTCGTTTGTGGTAATGACGGCGGCGGGAACTTTCGGGCTTGATTCGAACACATACTTAACAGGGAATCAATCTATTACTTTGAGCGGTGATGCTTCGGGTAGTGGGGCTACTGCGATTACCGTAACATTGGCAAATTCAGGGGTTACTGCGGGGAGTTATACCAATGCAAATATCACCGTTGATGCTAAAGGAAGAATAACAGCGGCTTCAAATGGTTCGGGAGGAAGTGGTACTCCTGCTGGTTCGAACAAGCAACTACAATACAACAATTCGAGCGCATTTGGTGGGGCAAATCTGTATTTCGATTCGGCTAATGATCGGTTTGGCTTTTGGCAGGCTTCCCCTACTCACAAGATAGAGGCGGTAGTTGGTACGTTAGCGGATGGGCAGAATGCTTTTAGCTTAACGGCAACAATGCCGACGACAATGACGGCATTAAACAGGGCAGTTTATTTCAATATCACCAGCGCAGGTAGTAGTTCATTCACGAATAGAGGACTAGATGTTAACTATGCATCTGGATATACGGGGTCTAGCGCAACGTCAGCAATAAACGCACTGAACAGCGCAGCAGGCACAGCTTCCATAACTACAATCATATCCACAGGGAACTTCGCCATTAGCGGTAATTCCAATGCGACAACAACAGGAACTAATATAGGAAACCGAGGGACAGCAAGTAACGGTGATATTAATATAGGCAATTATGGGTATGTAGAGACTGCTAAAAACTCGGCTACCAATATCGGCGTATTAGGACTTGGACTAAATACGGGAACTACCTCTGTTCAGATTGGTGGTTTTTTTGGGTTGATGAATACCGCTCCATCATTCACCTCCGCAGCTCTCATGTGCGACAACGGTAGCACAACGAGCGATATATTTGTGGTAAGGGATAATGGAACGATTTTACACGCTGTAATTGACGGCGGTAATTTCGGTATATTCCAACGAACGCCAACGAGCCGACTACAACTGAACTACGATCAGAATAGCGTATCAACGGCTGATTCTAACGGATTCCTGTTAGCGAATGCAACAGGAGCAACTAACGGTACTCAATCCATTTCACCTCCATTTATTCAACAAGGGAACGGATGGGGTACAACAGGATCAGCAAGTCAGGATGTACGATTTAGACAGAATGTTCTACCCGTACAAGGAACCACAGCATCGGGGACATGGCAGTTAGCGGCTTCGTTAGCAGGTGGCGCTTATTCGAATGTATTCACCGTAACGTCAGCAGGGAATGCTTCAATTACAGGTACTTTAACTGTAACAGGAACGGCTACTTTTAATGGGGATTTAGTTAAAGGTAATTTCACAGCAGGTGGAAATAATATTTACCAAAGCGCTCAAATATTAGCGGGGTTGGCCGATACTAGCACCCAAAGGTATAAACACACTAATGGGGGTTCTACTATTATTCCTAGATTGGTTATATGGTCGAATAACACTACATCAGGAGTTCACGGCGTAGTATTTGACCCATTAAATTCAAATGGGATAGTATTTACGGCAGGGAATGGGTCTATTAACCATGTTGCTAGAGCAAATATTACTATTACGAACTTAACTAATACGGCAGGATCAGAGGCGGCGGACATGATATTCAGTACGCAGAATGCGGGTGCTGGACTGACGCAACAAATGAGAATTTCGAAGGCTGGAAATGTGGTATTAGGTAATGAGGCAGCTTTGTCAACGTCGGCAACGGATGGGTTTACATACATTCCAACGTGTGCGGGCGCTCCGTCGGGCACACCAACGAGTTATACAGGCAAGGTGGCAATGATTTATGACACAACAAATAATAAACTTTACGCATACAATGGAGCGTGGAAATCTGTAACACTTGCATAAAATACGAATATGTCAGAAACACTCATACAACTAACAGCAACAGGGAACTACTACGAAAGTACGATAGATGCGTTCGCAACCTTCGAAGGGTATCAGGAATTGGTACATATGCCGCTTGAATCTATACCTAACCCACAGAGCAAAAAGGAATTCATTTGTGAGAAGATTCGACAAATTATAGCCGAATACATCGCACGTATGCCGATAGCGAGCAAGGTTCAGGAAATAGCAGCCGAACATCAAAATATTGAGGAGGCAATTAAAACAGAAATTTTAGAAGGCATAACCGTAACAAGTACAACAATATAATAAACATATGAAGTTTAATTTAACACAGAGACTCCAATTAGCAATCTCATTACCATTACCTCAAAGAGACTCGTTCGCAACCTTTAAATTATTACAAGGGTTGAGGGAAAAATTATTCCTTTCTCCCGAGCAAAATGATTTGTATGATGTTCAGACAATCAAAACTCCATCAAAATTTGGAGGTGTAGACGTTGAGTATAAGTGGAATGATGAAGGGTTTAAAGCGGAATTCGATATTGAATTTACACCCCATGAGTTAAAATACTTAACAAAGTTGCTTAATGAAATGAGCAAGAGTAAAAATTTTCCTTTGTCGTTATTCGATTTATGTGATAAGTATTTCGAATTAGATGTGGAGGATGAAGTCGAACCTAATAAAACTGAAGTAAATGACAACAACAACAGCACCGAAAAACCTTGATGTTAAAGTTAAGGTGGTAACGAAGGAAGAAAGTGAGGAGTTGAAGAAGAAAATGGAAGCGAAAAAAGATAAAATCATTAAAAAATAACCCGTATGACATTCACAAAAGAACAAATTATCGCAGGTTTCGAAAAATGGA